GAGATCAATGGAAATCCTGTAGCTCAAGACAAGATCACTGCTACAGCGGACGGCCAAGTCAAGCTCGATGTGCCAGTCACCGAAGGCGATCTGGTGGTGTTCAAGGCCAGCAGAGAGATTGAAAACATCATTGACAACATGACCCGCAACGTCATGCGTATGACCATGAACGGGCTGCGTCAGGCGGCTGCCCAGCGCATTGTCATGGAGTATGCAACCCGTGACAAAAATGGCAAGATCATGATGTTCCCCAAAGCTGAACGTGAGCGGGGAAGATTTGATTTTGTGGTCAATGGTCAGCGCGTAGTGGTGGAAATACAAGACCCACTGATTTCGGAATCTATCTTTGGGATGGAGAGTTTGGACATCGCCATGCTGGCCCCATTGGCAGCGGTGGCTAACTTTACCCGCCGCACAATTACTTTGTCGGGCGTGTTCCAGATTAAGCAGGTGTTCAAGGATGCGCCTACGGCAGCACTTGTGACTGGCGTGCGGCATCCGCTGCTTCTGATGGGTGGCATATACAAGGGCTTTGTAACCAGCTTGCTTAACACGGATCCAACAGTGCAGATTCTGAAGTCGGCAGGTATTGGTGGTTTCCAAAGCGCCGCAAGAACTCCGGAGGCGGAGATCAAGCGCCGTCTGGGAATCATGAACCGCAACGTCTTTGACTTTGTGATCAAGGGCTTGGATCATATTGGCGACGCCTCGGACATGGCCCAGCGTGTGGCTGTGTACAAGCGCGTTTTGGCAGAAACGGGCAATGAAACTCAAGCCCTGTATCAAGCGGCCAATGTGATCAACTTCTTGCACCACGGCTCCGGTCAGGTTGCACAGGCGATCGTGAAGACTGTTCCTTTTGCCGGTGCTTCTGCCAACTCTATGGATGTTTTGGTTCAGGCTTTGGCTGGCGGAGGCTTGAAAGGCAGAAGCCGCGCGAATGCGCTGGCCCGTCTGGCTGCGACCGGCACATTGTTAACCGGCATTACTCTGCTGTACTGCTTCTTGGTTGGTGATGATGAAGAGTACAACCAGATGGATGACCAGACCAAGATGCGGAATTTCATGATTCCGGGCACCAAGATTCTCTTGCCAATGAACACCAGTGCCGCCTATTTCTACAAGGCTGTACCTGAGATGATCTACAACAAGATCATCAAAGAGGGTACAAAGAACGCGGTGGATGCGCGTCGTTTGCGCACGGCATTGAAAGAGGCTGCCATAGACATGCTGCTCGGCCCTACCCCTGTACCGTCTGGTGCCAAGCAGATTTTGGAGATTGGTTTGAACAAAGACTTCTTCACAGGTCGTCCTGTTGTTCCTGAGTCCTTGGCTAAACTGGAGGCCGCTGAGCGCTATACAACAGAAACCAGTGAGGCAGGCAAATTCTTGTCCAGCTTGACGGGCACCAAAGAGACTCGACTCTTAGACCCTCTCCAAGCCGATCACATCATCAGGGGCATCTTTGGCACTGCTGGCGCTATGGCTCAGTGGTTCACCAATAGCATCGCCGTTGCCAGTGGTGAGCGCGCGGCCATGACCGACAAGCAGCAGCCCATCACAGGCCCGTTCTTACGGGCAGATGTTGGTCGTCGCAATGAAGATCTGTTCTATGACTTTAAGGCCGAGGTGGACAAGCGGTACGGCACCTACGCCAAGATGCTGGAGCGGGAAGACGACAAGCAGGCCGATGCCTACGAAGAGAAGTACAGCGACATCCTAGACTTCTACCAAGAGGTTAATAAGATAGACAGCGAGCTCAAAGAGATCAATGCTGAGATCCGTTACTACGGAGAAAGCAAGGATACCGGTATGACTCCAGTGCAGCGCCGCGAGGAAATCAAACTGCTACAGCTGGAGAAGCAAGAAATGCTGGACGATATCATTGAGATGCGCAAGGACGCCGGGCTATAAAAAAAGGGGGGCCGAAACCCCCCTTAAACTTACCTTTGGCAACTGCATTAGCAGTCGCACCCATCATATGGGAAGGATCAAGATCGTGCAACCGCCGTCTTTTCTGACCTCTTGCCGGACGATGTGTAGCTCATCGATCTGGCTATCAGACTCGTAACACCCGGCATGCTCACAGGCATCGAGCAAAGCCTTGAGCACGTTATCCACATCACGCTTTCTGCGATCTGGCGGGAACAGGGCGATATGCACTGCCAAGCGCCCCTCTAGGCCTACGATCCCCTGCGTGGCCGCCTCCTCTGCTACAGCCTGCCTAAACATTAGCCCCCGCTTGCTGATGTAGCGCATATTGCCGCTCGACATCCAGTAGTGGTTGACGCTTGGGGGGTAGGGGAGTAACAGTTGTATGTGCATGCGCGAATCGTAACACTGCCCGTTCAAAAATGCAACACATGAATTTATATGGGTACAACCTGTTGACATGCGGATAAAAGTATTGCAGAATTTGTTTGTGTCTAACAACTTGGAGGAAAACAGACATGATTTTGACCAACAAATTCAACATACCGCAGACGTTCGTAAATGTCGTCAAGCGGCCAACCTACAGCAAGGGCCGCGCTAATCTCAGCGTTACCCAGCTTATCAATAGCCCCAAGATTGTGGCGCTAACCCAGACGCATCAAGATGAATTGGAGGAGGACGTAGCCGACATGGTGTGGTCTATCTTTGGTTCAGCGGTGCATACCGTTTTGGAGCACGGGAAAGACGACAACCACATTGTTGAGGCTAGGCTGCATGCCCAGCTGGACGGCTGGCATATCAGTGGTGCCATTGACCTGCAAATAGAAACCCCCGAGGGCATACAGATCCGGGACTACAAGACCACTAGTGCATGGGCGACTATGAACGACAAGGTGGAGTGGGAGCAGCAGCTAAACATCTATGCGTGGCTGGTAGAAAAGGTGCGCAACGTCAAGGTTTTGGACTTGGGAATTGTGGCTATCGTCCGGGACTGGAACCGCCGGGATGCCGCCAATCGAGAGGGGTATCCTGAAGCCCCTATCAAAGAGCTCCCCATCAAGCTGTGGTCTTACGAGGATCGTGAGGCCTTCGTCCTAGATCGTATAGCGCAGCACTCTGCCTGTGAATTTTCTATGGAAACCGGCGAGGCGTTGCCGCCCTGTACTCCGGCGCAAATGTGGGAGAAGCCTACCGTGTATGCGATTCGCAAGAAAGGTGGGGTTCGAGCCAAGTCTTTGCATGAAACGTCAGAAGCGGCTGAAGAGGCGCTGGCTGGCTTGGGGAAAGATTACGAGCTGGATGTGAGGTTGGGAGAGCGGACTCGCTGTGCCAACTTTTGTTCAGTAAATCAGTGGTGCGTCCAATGGCGCGATTATCAAACTAAGGAGGAAGTATGAGTTTCAAGAATTACCAAGCAGGGGGTAGACATTACATAGATAAAGAGGTGCAGCCGTGGGATGCCATGAAAGCATGGATGACCCCCGAACAGTTTGAAGGCTACTTGCGTGGCAATGTCATCAAGTATTTAGCCCGTTACCCAGAGAAAGGCGGCGGTTTGGATCTCCGCAAAGCCCGTCACTGCTTGGAGAAGCTGCTCATAGAGACCGGCTCCAATGAAGAGACACCCACCATTCGTAAACCAATCAAGAAAGCTAGAAAATGACAGTACATCGCAAATTAATGGAAGCCAGAATCCGGCTCCAATCCACAGAACTCAAGAAGTCTGGCCTCAACAAGTTTGCTGGCTACACCTACTTTGAGTTGGGTGACTTTATCCCTGCTATCCAGCAGATCTTCTATGACATTGGCCTGTGCGGGATTGTTAGCTTCAAGGCTGACTATGCCGAGTTAGCGATCTATGACACTGAAGACGGCACGATGGTGATGATCACCTCCCCAATGGCCGATGCCAACCTCAAAGGGGCCCATCCCATCCAAAATCTAGGCGCTACCGAGTCTTACCAACGCCGTTATCTGTGGATGACTGCCATGGAAATCGTTGAGCATGATGTGATTGATTCGACTGCTGGCGCTGATACCCCCAAACAGGCGGCACGTCCAGTAGCTGCACCTTCTGCACCACCCTTAGCCAAGCCAAGACCTCCGGCCAGCATTGAGGGCGACGAGGGTGAGTGGACGATGAAAGTAACACTGGGCCCGGACGGTTCGGTCGAGGACTGGTTGGCTACGGTGGATAAGGCGGCAAGCTTGGCCTTGCAATACACACAAACCAAAGACGATGTTATGAAAATATTCAGGAAAAACAAGCAGCTGTTTGATGTTGTCAAGAAAACCGATGCGGATTTCTTTACAGAGTTGATGGCTAAATTCACCACAGTTAAAAATAAATTTACGGAGCAAGCATGAGCACATACATCCCCAAACCCAACACCGGCACTTTGTGGCCCAACGATTACAAACGCACAGAGCAGCACCCTGACAAGCGCGGCGACCTAGTCCTTGACAGAGAGTTCCTGCGTCAAATGTTGACCAAGACCACAGGGCAGTCCACTGTGACGCTTCAAATCTCAGGATGGGTCAAGATCATCAATGGTAAGGACTGCTTGTCTATGCAGGCTTCTGAGCCTTATGTGAAGCCAGATGCCCCGGCAGCGCCCCGAGCAGCGCCTCGCCCAGCCCCTGTGGATGACTCGGACATACCTTTTTAGAGATGGTCGCCATGAAAACTTTGCAATTTGAAGCCATTAAGTTGGCGATCAAACAAGACAAGGAGGGGTATGTGCTAACGCTGCGCATGCACCCGGACGAAATCCCCGAAGAGTTGCTGCGCGACTTTGTAGGGGCCCGGTATCAATGTGTCATGGTCAGGCTAAATGCGGTGGACAAGCCTTTGATTCGTGAGCAAGAGTATGCCGGTGATCAGTACGTCTCTAAGGCTGGAGCCCTATGTCGCAACCCGGCATTTTGGCAATATTTAATCGATGACTTGCAGATCATGAATGCCTTAGAGGATGAGGCGGCTGAGTGGCTGCGGAACTATTTGGGCGTTCAGTCACGCGCCGAGTTAAAAACCAATGAGCAGGCCCGCAATCGGTTGAACACAATTTATGAGGAGTTTCTTAAATGGAATCACGCAAGTTAATACCGTATTCGGTTTACCTTCCGCCGGAGTATTACGAGCGCATTAAGGAGGCAGCCCAGCATAGGCAGGCCTCTGCTTTAGTTAGGGATGCGATTGTGATGATGCTGGACGGCGGAGATGTTTATAAAAGTGGCTACAACAAAGCCATCCGCGATGCAGCCAAAGTTATCTATGACTGCAAAGAGGCTCAAATGGTTGCGGTTCGTGGCCGCGATCTAGGGGCCCTTTTGAATGAACAGATCAATGAGTTGCTGAAGTGAGAAAGCGTTCAAGTTACAAGCCAAAGCCGCAGTTGCTTGATCCATTGGCGTGGGTTCTAAACGGCTTAAAGCCAGTGGCAGAGGCTGGCATGGTGGATGTGCAAATTAAAACCCACAATGCCATCGACGCCCTGAGACGTGGTGTTGCCACCCGCTTTGACATTGACTTCATCATTGAGGCATTCAATGTGATGGAGGCACTGTCTCGGCTTGGGGTGGCCGCGTCTTACAAAGACGATATCAGGGCTGCGCAGGACGCACTCTACGCCGTTGCAAAGCGTGGGGCGGATGCTGGGTATAGGTTTGTACTGAAGGCTGCGGAACTGAACGCCATCAATCTTGGGATGGAGATACACGACGCCCAAATTGAAGTGACGTCTATTGCCACGATGGAACGGGCTATGGGCCTTGTCCTTGATGACCTTAAAAAGAAACGTATGAGAGTAATTTTGGAGAAAACAACATGAGCAAGATAAGAATTCAGCTGGTTGAAGACGAAGAAGAAACGCCATCCACATGGGAAAAGATGTGGGATGGTTTGCTAGAAATTATGACCTTAGTGGGCATGGTGGCAACCGTATGCTTTATTGCAGGGTACGTCATCGTCAACCAGCCATCGAGCGTAGTGCAGTGCCAACCAACCAAAACCGTTTTAGCAAAAGGAATTTTTAAATGAACAACATCTCTTCACCCATCCAATACTTCACCAAAGACCATGCGGTAAGCATGACCCTGCGTGATTACTTTGCAGCCAAGGCTATGCAAGCACTGATTTCAGAACCATCTATTCAAGGAACTATGGATGAGTTTGCTCACAGGGCTTACGCAATAGCAGACGCAATGATGGAGGCTAGAGAAGCATGAACCAAGAACTAATGGACATGGCTAAACAGGCGCATCAAAAACTTGTGTCTGAAGTTTATGTAGGACACACAGGGCAACTTGACCCGTGGACTATGGAACTATTAAAAATCTTTGCCGCCCTAGTAGCAGCAGCAGAGCGTGAGAAGGTTGCAACACATTGGGAGCAATTGCATGGGTTCGACAAGCACACCGTTGCAGCATTTATTCGAGCAAGAGGAGAAACAAAATGAACCACTTAAAGAACGTATGGGCATGGTTTACAAACCACTGGGTGATGCCGACCCCTGCCGAACTTATCGCCGAAGAACTGATACAGGCGCAGCGCACTAAGTTGCGCCATCAATCGAGCATGGAGTACCACACCGCGATCGTGGCCTACAACGTGGCACGGATTAAACGCTTGGAGTCTTTGACCGCAAAGCAGGAGGTGGTGGAATGAAAGAAGCATTGAAACTTGCGCTTGAGGTGTTGCAATGGAGCAAGCCACACAAGGATGCAGTGATTACACACAGCGAAGCTATCACCGCCATCAAAGAAGCCTTGGCACAGCCAGCACCCTTGCCGTACATTCACAGCCAGTGGCAAGAGATGATTGCGGGAATACCTGTAACTTTCGAGTCCGAAGCGGATGCAAAGCGTTTTCTGGCAGCACAGCCAGCACAAGAACCCGACCACGGCGATGAATTGACAATTGCGTACATGAGTGGGGTACATCGAGGCAAAGAACTCGCAGCACAGCCAGTACACGTCATAAGTGAACAAGAGCAGTTGAAGCAGTGGATTGAAACGACAAAATACTTCACAGCAAAGAGAGAATACGAGCCTTGGTGCATGAAGATGAACGGCTGCAAAACCAAGTGTGCAGATTGCCCTGATGAACCAGCACAACGCCCTTGGGTGGGGCTGACGGAGGCGCAATTCTTGGAAGCCACACGGCTTGCCGAGAATGGTAATTATTTAGTTGCATTTGTTCGCATTCAAGAATGGCTAAAGGAGAAGAACACATGACACAAGAAGACATTCAAAAAGCATGGAACCTAATGTCCACGCATAACAGTGAGTTGATGCTGGAGAACGAGCGTTTAAAACAGCAGCTTATGCAGCGGAGTCTGTGGTACGCGCTTAAACGTGCAATCAATATTTGGAGAGGAAAGAACACATGAAGACAAGCATGAACACACCTCACCCCCCAAACTGGGCGTACTTCTATGAAAACACTCCTAAGCTATACCATGACAACGCAGGGAACTACCTGATTGGGCTGGTTAAGATATTCGGCGCTCACCTCTGCATAAGCAGGAACGGTGGGGGGCTTATAGACCATGACTTTGTAGACAACAAATGCATAGTATGTGGCGTTCAAAGAAAACCCCGTGAGCATATATGCGACATTGGCTGCGACTGCGGCAAGATTGTAAAGGAGAAGAACAGTGATTGAAATTCACAAACACACTGACTGGTTAAACGCTAATAGATACACGGTAGAAGAACGCGAACGGATTTGCGGAGAACTACTTGGCGAGGCGCAATATTGGAACATACACCTATACATAAAGCACATGCACGACAGCACAAAACGCCCTTGGGTGGGGCTGACGGATGAGGAGATAGAAGTAATAGAGGCTTTAAAAGCGCCACCAGTACACCCTGATTTTGTTGATTGTGATGATTGGATGAACTTTGCCCGAGCTATTGAAGCCAAACTCAAGGACAAAAACACATGCTAGTCCGCAAGGTCAGAGGTCAAAACAAAATTGGCAAAGTACTAATGCTCCAATCTGAAATAGCCATAGTTAGAAAGTTGGGCATACCCGTTGAACTGTATATTAAACAACACCTTGAACGTATTGCTAAGGAACGTAGATGGAAATGGTACTTTACTTAGTAAAAGAACAAAGGACGACAATGTACCGAAATCAAAAACTTTTAGAAGCTGTTAGAGCTAGCCCTTGCCAGAATTGCGGGACAAGTGATGGCACCGTGGTGGCCGCCCACAGCAACCAGCTCCGGGATGGCAAGGGGCGCGGCCTTAAGGCGCACGATTTCCGGATAGCTGCTATGTGTTACAAGTGCCATATGGAGCTCGACCAAGGCAGATCTATGTCCAAACAAGAGCGGCAAGAGCAGTGGGATGAGGCCCATCGCAAAACCATCGGATGGCTTTTTGAAAATAACATTTTAAAATTATGAACCCATTTCAAATTACCGGGCCCACTTGCATTAGCTTTAGCGGTGGCCGCACCAGTGCTTACATGCTTTGGAGGGTGTTGCAAAGCAATGGCGGTAAGCTGCCAGACGAGACCGTTGTTTGTTTTCAAAACACCGGCAAAGAACGCGAGGAAACTTTAGAGTTTGTGCGCGACTGCTCCAAAAACTGGGATGTTCCGATCACTTGGTTGGAGTTCACTGACAGCGAAACACAATTTAAGGTTGTGGATTTTGACTCAGCCAGCAGAAATGGTGAGCCGTTTGAAGCCTTAATCCGCAAGAGAAAATACTTACCTAATCCTATGGTTCGCTTTTGCACTGTTGAATTAAAAGTTAGAACAGGGCATCGGTACTTAAAATCCATTGGATGGACTGAGTGGGACTCCATGCTCGGCATCAGGGCGGATGAAGAGCGCAGGCTAGCCAAGATTGGAAATCAAGACTATGGCAAGCATGAAGAAAAGGTAGCCCCACTAGGTAGGGCGGGGATCACCAAGAGTGATGTAGGCCAGTTCTGGCGCGAACAATCGTTTGATCTGATGCTGCCAAATGTCAATGGCGAAACACCTTGGGGTAATTGCGATCTTTGCTTTCTCAAAAGCGGAGCCAAGGTTGCCAGCTTGATTGCTCAAGAACCAGATCGAGCCGTGTGGTGGGCCCGTATGGAGACCATAGCCACACCATCCAAACCCGGCGGCTTCTATTTCAGAACAGACCGCCCCAGCTACGCGCAAATGCTGAAGTTCAGCCAAGACCAGCGCGATATGTTTGACCCCAATGAAGAAACCATCTCTTGTTTTTGCGGGGAGTAACAGCTGTTACACTGAACCAAGGGAAAACACCTACCTTTAATTTTTGTGTAAAGGTATTTACAAGCCCGCAAATTCGTTATACTAACAGTGCAAGGCGTGGAAGCCGAAAGAGCCGTTAGTGAAATCCCGACCCCGCATGGGGTGGCCTCCGATCCAAAAGATTGGTGGTTCTTCCACCGGGGTTTCACTAACGGTTTTTTTGTCTCCGCATTTTGTCGTACCCCGCACGCAGCAGCGCACCTGAATCGGTGGCCCGGGAGAAAAGACACGGCAAACTAGACACCCCGGTTTGCTGTACCAGCCTGTCAACGAGGGACTGGTGTAGTCGGTAGGACAAGGGTGGAGTACCAAGCCTACCGATGAATGAATCGTTGCCTCCGGGGGACTGGGGCTGGGCCTTTTGCCTAGTTTGGGTCGTGGGTGGTAATCCACCCCTTGGGGAACCTCAAGAAGCCAATATAACAGTTGCATTCTTTGGGATTCATGTGTTACATTGGTTATTTTCAACAACGGAGTACGAATAATGATTAAAACTTTAAATTTGGCAGTGTTACGCATTGATGGAAACACGCAAGCCCGCGTGGCTTTGTCTCAAGAGAAGGTTCAGGAATACGCAGCCTTGATGGAGGACGGAGAAGAGTTCCGCCCGGTAGATGCTTTCTTTGACGGCAGCGACTACTGGTTAGGGGACGGCTTTCACAGGTACTTTGCCACCAAGGCCAACAAGAAAACCTCGATTTCAGTCACCATTCACACCGGCACCTTGGAAGATGCGCAGTTATTTGCACTTTCCGCTAACAAAGGGCACGGGTTGCACATGACGGCCATCGACATTCGGCATTGCATTGTCCGCATGATTGAGCATCCGGTTTGGGGTGGTTGGACAAATGCGGCCATCGCCAAGCATATAGGCACCTCCAAAATGACTGTGGGCCGGGTTAAAGCCGCTATGACCGCGCCGGAAGAGCCAGCAGAAAAGAAGTATGTCAACAAGCACGGGCAAGAGGCCACCATCGACACGACCAACCTTGGCCGCAAAGCCAAGCCGGTAGTCGCGCCCGAGCCCGAGGAAAATGATCAGGCTGCGGAGCTCGCCGACACAATCAATCATTTGGCCGAAGAGAATCAGAAGTTGAAGGATGCCATCGCCATCGGGGCATGGGACGCGACTGACATGGAAAAAGAGGATGCCCAAGAGACAATCACGGCCCTGCGGGAGCAGATCCGGGTGCTTGAGATTGAGGTTAAGACATTGCGCGAGAGCCGTGATATGTTTCAGAACCGCAATGCCGAGATGATGCGGACAGTCAAAAGCTTGCAAGCCAAGTTGAAAAAACTGGGTCAATAGACCCAACCCCACGCCGGAGGGATTCCGGTAGTACAGGAGATCTTGATGAAATTGAATTTGAGAGAACATCAATCCGCTGTGATTGATGCATTACGAGAGGGTTTTAAGCTGGGATACAGAGCGCAATT